ATCCATCTCGTCAAACTCATCCTCACCCTCAGCATCCAGGTCAATGTCAGGGTTCTCGTCGTGGGCAGTCATTTATAGTACAGGGACAAAAATGTTTATGTCCTGAGGCGCGGGTGGGTTTAAATGCGCCTGATTTTTTTTCTTGGCTAATAGTACAAACATGGCGGGTGGACTTATGCAGCTTGTTGCTTACGGCGCACAGGACGTTTACCTGACCGGTAACCCCAAGGTGACTTTCTTCCAGGCGGTGTACAAGCGCCACACGAACTTCGCGATGGAGCTGATCCAGCAGACCACCAACGGCTCGCCCAGCAGCAGCGGTCGCGTGTCCGTGACCATTGCCCGCAACGGCGACCTGGTCGGCAACATGCACGTGGCTCTGACCCCCACGTCCAACGTGCTGACCTCCAACAACTCCGGCTTCGACACCAACTGGGTGGCTGAGCGTGCCATTGCCGCCGTTGAGCTGACCATCGGTGGCCAGCGCATCGACAAGCACTACCAGACCTGGTGGCGCCTGTACGCCGAGGTGTTCCTGAACGAGTCCGACAAGTACGCCTGGGGCAAGATGACGACCGCCGCCAACCCCACGGCGACTGGCACGACTGCCCTGTCCCCATCCAAGGTGTACCTGCCCCTGCTGTTCTTCTTCAACCGCAACCCCGGCCTGTACCTGCCCCTGATCGCCCTGCAGTACCACGAGGTGCGCCTGGACTTCGACCTGACCGCCTACTACGCCAGCTACTTCGGCACGGGCAACGCCTTCGAGGTGTGGGCCAACTACGTGTACCTGGACACTGAGGAGCGTCGCCGCTTCGCCCAGAAGGGTCACGAGTACCTGATCGAGCAGGTGCAGCACACCGGCGGTGACCAGCTGTCCACGACCGGCACTGAGGGATCCGTCCAGCTCATCCGTCTGTCCTTCAACCACCCAGTGAAGGAGCTGGTGTGGTGCTACACCAACCCGGGCGCCAGCGCCACGGCCCAGCTGAACTCCATGTGGAACTTCTGCACGGCCACTGGCAACGTGAACGTGACGTCCAACGTGCTGACCCTGCAGGCCTCCAACAACTACGTCATGCCCAACGTGACTGGTGTGCCCCAGCTGGTGTCCACTGTTGGCTGCACGGCTGGCAACTTCGGTTTGGCCGGCGCGGCAGCTAACCCTTCCTTCACTGGCAACTGCTACTGGCTCGAGCAGGGTACCCAGTTGTATGGTGGCACCGGCGCTGGCGTGGAGGTGGGTCCTCTGCACCTGTTCAAGGTGATCCTGAACGGTCAGGACCGCTTCAAGGAGCAGTACGGCAACTACTTCAACCAGGTCCAGCCGTTCTACCACCACACCGGCACCCCCTACCCCGGCATCTACGTGTACTCCTTCGCTCTGCAGCCCGAGGAGCACCAGCCAACTGGCACGTGCAACTTCTCTCGTATTGACAACGCCCAGGTGTCAATCCAGATGAAGTCCAACAACCAGGCAACCCTGCAGAAGCTGTTCGCAGTGAACTACAACATCCTGCGTATCCAGTCCGGCATGGGTGGCCTTGCGTTCTCCAACTAGACGTCTACTTCTAGTTCAAGCGAAATGCGAAACAAAAAAAGCGGGCTTCGGCCCCAAGAACGTTCCAGGTTCTTGGGATCGAATTTACAGACGTACCTGTGAACTACTCCTCCTCCTCCTCAACAAACAACTCAAGTGACACGACTGGAAACTCATACCATTGAATGTCCGAGTCGAGATCCGCCAAGTCGGATGGAAACGAACGTAGAACCTGGAGGTCGACGAACGGCTTCATCTCATCATCCGAACCGTAAAAGACGTGGTCGGTCCGAATTCGTTCAGCACGTGCGTCAGACAATTTGACGATGTGTTTCACTTTTGTAAATGCGATTCGAAATATCATATCGTCACAGTCTTCGTCGTCGCAGTGGTCATCGACGAACGTATATGGGCGAAGATATGTCATCCGGTACAATTTTTCGGCAGAAACCAACGCCTCCTTTTTATTAAACACACTCTGACAAATTTCCATACCCTCTTTGTACTGGGCGTCTGTCAAGTGTTCTTTGATCGAGTCTATAAAGTCTGAAATATCGTGCGCTGTCATTGGCAATCAAACGCAAAACCTCTCTATGCCGAGTGAGCTCTTCTCATAGGTGAACGGCGGCGAGCAGGTGATGCCGATTTTGCGCGGTTGGGTTTTTTACGCCACCGAAGTGCAGTCATTTCATATTCCAGGCCGCCAAACCCACCTGGGCGGTTTGGTGGTGAATATATAGCCGGCCAGCGACTTCTGAAGTTGGATGATGCTTGGCGGAATTCTGCATTTGCGGTTTTATAGTTATGGTACGCTCTTTGAGCTTTCTCCATAATTTTAGTCAAGAAAATGTGCGGTGTTCTCGTGTGTGTGGACATAAATTGTATTTATCAACAAAAAAATGGTCAACACCTTTGTCACGTCCGATTCTGTCGTCGAATGTGCGAAAGCTCTTGATTACCGTCGTCTCGGAAAACAACGCGTCGAGGCGTATCAGCTCTGGCGAGCCCTCATGGGAATGACAAAAGGGTGGACAAAACACCCTGCGACTCTCATGTGGACTGGACACACGTGTTTTTTGGCATTATATTGCAATACTATGATTGATGAATGGGTAGCTCGAGGATACAAGAACACTATGCAAAAGCTCCCGTGCTGTAAAACCCCTCGTCCACCGTGGTGGTGGGGGTGGGAACCGATGCTCATGTCACACAAGGCTTCCCTAAATCGAAAAATGCCGACGTACTACTCGTTTGACGTCGGGGAGTACATGGAGTGGGGGTACATCTGGCCATCGAAAGTGCCCAAGGAACTTCGCGTTGAATCACCCCCACTTGAACGTGTATGTGTACCTATGCCCGAGAACCACGCTTGACACCCTTGTTCGAGCGCACCTTGCGAGGTGGCTTCACGTAACCCTCCATCATGTTGCCGATGTACGCCTTGCGCTTGACGTGACGAACAGCGACACCACCGACGCGCGCAGCATACTTGCCACGGGCCGCACCGGCGTTCGATCGCGCCTTGCGATCAATCTTGGGACGAATAGCCATTGGGATTGTCGTCAGGTTGGCATAACGCGTGGAAACGACGGCACCGCCTGGGTTCCGGAAAAACTTAGCCTTGGGGTTGTACGTCGAACCGGCGACGAATTTACCGCGGTTCGTAATCATAATCACGCGGCGCTTTGCGTTGAAGAAGTCGGTCGAGGTGGGCATTTTATAATTAGGTTATATTTTAATTGTAATGACGATCGGCCCGGCGCTCTGGCCACCACCCAGGGCTCGGACGCGTCGGATAATCTGGACGACTGCGACGAGATGAACGCATGAAAACAGAAATAAACATGAGGATGATGAGAATGAGCAGGAGTGCCTGAGTACCCGAGAGACCTGCCATTTAAGAAGTGTGGACAAAATAATTTCATGGATGAAATTGAAGGACGTTTAGGTGCCGAGTTTAAATTCCAACTGGCTGTTCATACCAACATGACACAATGGGAGGCAATGGATCGGCTCGGCAATGATGATTGGGAAAACATCATTGCAACCGTCCGGGATGCTTTCGCACCATTTATTCGTCGATACGCATATACCGCAGTAGGTCCGATTCTGCAAAACTGTCAAATCACACTCAGCCACGTCGTATGGGCGGCTGTTAATGTGCCGTTTCCGCGGAATCCTTTTGACCATATAGAGCGAGTCGTCGAAAATACACTCAACGTCGTCAGGCTAACGATGCGTGATAAGTTACGAGCCGAAATCCTCATGGCGAATCACTACGCACACCTGATTCAGAGAAATTGGCGTCGGGTCATCACAGACCCGACGTACGCCATGTGTCGAAAAAGGTTAATGTATGAATTTAAAAAAATATCTTCAGAACTCGAGGTGGAATAGTTTTTTTCACAATCAATTTATATGGCGATAATTCGTTTGAACACAAGTTCAGTTTTGTTCAAGGGAATGAAGGGTAACATGACAAACACACAATCTAAACTATTTTGGCTCACGAAAAATATTCGTTCAGCAAACTCCTACGCGAGACAACGTCAGGGTATAACACATGCGTACAAACCAGCTCGCCCATTAAAGCTACTGAAAATGTCGCGTGAAAATATACGACGTCTTTTGTTGACCAATACATTTTCACCAAATCTCAAGCACCGTATACAGCTTTTATTTGGTACGGGAGGGTTGACATATGGAAATCAATACAAAAGTCTTTTAAATTTGAATCGTAAATATTGGAACGCTCATTTCAATGAAAAGTTTAAAAAACTAACCCCGATATGGAAACAACATTACGGTTTGACTAAGAGTAATGTCATGGGGCAAAAAGGCGGTCGTATAAGCGTAACAAATACAGACTATAAATTGTTTTTGAATATCAGAAATGCGGTAAAGCACATGTGTGATGGTATATACATCCCAGAAATGCGTACGCCTCATTATAATGTAGGGTCTTTTCCGGCAGAGTACATCATATTCAACCCCAGAACCGATCTCTTGAATGTGACTACCGAGTTCAACTTTAACAAAAAGAGAACAAACCTCAACGTACTACTTAACGAGATGAATACCAAACGGGCATCGAGGCAGGCTATCTCGCCGAATTCATAATATTATTCAGAATCATATTTTTAGTCAAATTCTGACCTGAACCATAGCGACGCCATACTTGATTGTGCTTGTTTCTGACGTACGGTGTCCCATTTGCGGCCATCCAGTTTGTCATGTTTGCCCATGCGATGAGACGCGAATACGGTACGTCATCGAGTGCATGTCTGTCCCCATTGACAAACTGCTGTACCTTTGCATCGATGTCCGCAAACACTTGCGGGGCTGTAGACTTTTTTTGTTGACGAAATTTCATGACGCGTTTCTGGTACGCGTCCCATGTGTGGAAATTTTTACGCCGAAGTTTCAGACTCACGCGTCTCCAGTTCTCCGGAATTTCATGTCTGGCTATAAATGCAGGTGATACATTTACACGGGTTCCATGTTTGTTGAATATGTACGGAACACCTTTCGGAGTGTTTAAGAACAACACGACATTTCTCTTGATGCGTGAATAGTATTGCCACTGGTTATTCTTGTACGCCTGGGGTACAACCCGGTCAATTGAATTGACACCTTTTGTAAGCTTTGGAGTCTTTGCTGTGGCCCGCGACCGGTTCACAACCGGAGGTCGAACGACTGAAACAACAGGTGAACCAACCTTGGTCACTTGGAGTCCCACTGGCATAGTACGACGTGTGTATGGCGTCGTCGCGCGAGACAATGCCCGGCGCGTCTTTGGGCTCGCTGTCCGTGCAATGTGACGCAACATGTTTGCTGGAAGGTTTGGTTTGTTCGGACTCGGGCTCGGGCTCCTTTTACACTTTCGTCTGAAACATGCAAACATTACTTACTAAGCGCGCATAAAAAATCTTCATACCAAGTATGAATCGCTTGTTTCAGAACTCGACAAACAACGGGCGTGCAGGGTACGAGCTGACGTCCGCTGCGCCTAACGGCAGCCTCCGCACGGTATACAATGTTACCAAAGGTCGTAAGACTATCCGCCCAGGCATGGCGCGTGTAGCATCAGGTCAACAGGGTGTCATATTTCTGGCATCGACAGACTCTGCCGGTAAGCGCAAAATTATCATCAAAGTTTCACCGTCTGACAAAGAGTACTCGCCTGCAAATCAGGCGGCTCGCGTAGAATACAACATACAAAAGGCTCTTTATAAAGTCGATCCGAGACACATTCCGAAACCAATCAAGTTTTTCGATCAAAATCTCTTCATTCCAATTTCTGAATTTACAGGCAGACGCCCCCACCTTTACAATTACAGCAAGCAGATGGTCATGTATACAGAGTATGCGCACGGTGGAAACCTGAAGACCTGGCTGCGTAAGATGGGTGACCGCATCACCGACCGCGTGATGGCCGATATCATTCGTCAGGTTATTTCGACGCTCAAAAAGATTCACACAAGGTACCCTGAGTTTAGACACAATGACCTCCACCTCGGAAACATCCTCGTCGATGACACTGGTAAAAAGATTCGTCTCATGCTTACAGATTTCGGTCTGTCACGTCTGACAAAACGCGGGTCGAATCCAGTCATCAACTCTGGACATTATCGAAGCGCTGGAATTTCAGACTCTACGTCGTACAAATACGATGCACATTATTTCCTGAATGCACTCGATAGTGAAATCAGACGCGGTATCCCAGAGACTGAGTCATTCATCGGTCGCATGCTACAGGGAAGCTACCGCGGTGCCAACACAAACAAGGTGACGGCGTACCGTCTCAAGAATGGTGTATCCAACGCAGGCTTGCCGTCATTCACTGACATTCTGAAGGATCCATTCCTTTCCGGGAAACCAGCACGGAGCGCTACACGCGCAGCGTCTTTCACGTCACCTTCCGTAGGAGCGATTTTCAGAACACCCACCCCTAACGCAGCCGATATTGCCACTCGTGCGCTCGCAAACATACCAGGCGTCAGTATCACTCGCCCGAGCGCGGCGAATTTCATGCGCATGTCGCCTCGTTCTCGTTCAGGGTTTTTCACGCGGACTCGTACACGCAACGCGTCCCGTAGCGTCGTCGTCCGTAACGTGGCGCGAACCCGTGGCGCAAACATCGTGCGCGAAACGACGCGTCGTGTACCATCCACAAACATCAGACGTCTTCCACTCGGAACAGGGTCTCGCGTCACGCGCGGCAATGCAATCATGTCACGTGCAGAGATTGAAGCCGTCCTCGGGCCCTCGAGTTCCAACTCGAATAGACCATCCTCGGTTCGCCGTACATCACCGGCGGCTCGAGTGAGCCCCGTTCGCACTCGAGTGGCAATCCCGGGAATGACAGCGGGAGAACGCGCCGGTATGGCGCGTACCATGCGAAACGCGCGTCGTGCGGCTGTGACCCACTCGCGAGCCAGAGTTGGAACACGTCCCACCCCGAAACAGATTCTGAACAAGTACGCAAACAACATGAACAACCTACGTACACTCACACGACGCATGCTCAAAGCGAAGCTGGTCAGTTCTGGGTTCGCGGCGGCAAACGCCAACAGACACGCGCGCAACTGGGAATCAAACTGGATTGCCAGTCGCGCATCGGCAAACCACGCGGTCCATAACCTCAAAAAGGGTAAAAACCTCGCGAAGCGCGGGTACGCCGCACACGTGTTGCCCGTCGCGCACCGTCGTCACAACGAAAATCTGTCCAAGGGTACCAACGGACGCGTCCGCAAAGGGAAGGTGCTTCTGTCCGGCAAAAAGAAACCAGAGCTCGTCGCCATGGCGCGTCGTCACGGCATCACAAACGCAAACAGTATGACAAAGGATATGATCATCGCAGCTCTGTACGGTTAATTCGACCAGGCCGAAGATGTGCGTCGATTCACATGAAGCGCATATCCGCGACCGGTCACGGGTTTATACCAATGGCTCTTTATGACATTCATAGCTCGTCTACGGAGGATACGTTCGCGGAGAGCTTTAGCGCTCGGCGAGTTGTTGGGCCCGAGCGTACGGATACGAGCGATTTCTTTTTTCAAACTCTTTTGGAGCGGGATAAGTTCGTTGAACGCCGCGTTAAGTCGTGCTTTTCGTCTTAGGCCGGCTGGCGTTCTGTGATTTCCGTACGACAACACGGATATACGGTTGAGCAGCGATCGGACACGACGTTGCATATACTCGGCCGGTGCCAGAATCATATACAAGTAGTTTCTAAAAAAAATAAAAGGTCAACTGTTACTTTTTTTCGAGTCTTATATATAAATATGAATACGGGTGATAAGAACACCAAAGGTCGTTCTATTTTAAAGGGGCCGAGAGGTGGTCTTTATGTCATCGGACCATCAGGCAAAAAGCTGAGTACTTTCACAAAGGCGACAGTCGCCGCCGCCGCGCCGCGTGTTGTGACACCCCCTAACACTAACACCGTCACACACAAAGGAATGAAGTTCACTCGAATGGGAAACGCGAGTGCGTACGGCGACCCTGTTTACAAAAAGGTTAGTGTATCGACATATTACATCATTGGTAGGGACGGTATACCGAAATACCTCACAGACAGAACATCCATCAACAAGGTGAATGGGACGAGCGTCACGCTCAAGAATTACAAAAAATCCAAGGCGACACCTGCAGCAGCAGCAGCAGCGACAAGTGATGTTTTGAAGGCGGCGATCAATCATATAAGCAAGCTCAAGACAGCCGCCGGACGTTCGCGTCATGTTGCAAAAATGAGAGGCGTGTTGTCGAATGCAAACTTTACCGCTCTCGAAAGACGTGCTGCAAATCTTGGCACTCCGCGAATCACGACGGCCGAACGCAACGTGCGTCTCGCGGCGATTCGTGCACGCCTGAACGCCATGCGCGCGGCGAAACTCGCAGCCATGCCAAAACATCGTGCTAATGTGGACAAACGACTCAAGAATGTCGTGGCGCGCGTACGCGATCGTCTCCGTGGGAATAATCCAACCAGAAGTACAATGACTGTTCCTTTTTGCCATGAACCAGCGAGCGTTCCGCGCAAAGCTTGTAAGATTCGTAAAGCGCACATATCGGTGTACAATTCCCCACTGGTTGATGACGGGTCCGTTGTTGCTACCCGCGCAAGCGACATCGACCTCGATTGGTTCAAACGACAGGACGCGTACGTGAAGAATCTGAGCGACTATGACTTCTGGACTGCGCAGGCACACACAAACCGGTCTCACTCGTGGATTGGACCGTTCCTGTACCAGGGAAGTATACCATCGTCATTTCCGGGAACGGGAGGAGGTTCTCGCATACATATCGCGCCTCTGTGGCCTCAGGTTCGGAAGATGATTCTTGACGGAACAGTCACACGCCGAAGCGGGTCCGAGGGGTGGCGCGATGCATGGTTCGAAAATTTCAAACTCATGACGAGCGAAAAGAGTCGATACGACTTGTTCTGCGTAAACTCGTATAATCTTTCGAGTGAGGCGAAGCGTAAGGCTCTCGAAATGTACCGTGACGACCTCAAACGAATTATTGCGGGTGCTCCCAAATCACGCAAGAAGATGATTCTTTATCGAGGTGCGTCATTTGACATTTTTCGAAGCACAACTGGGCATTGGCACAACCTCGAATCATTCTGCTCTGCATCGTATGACCTCAGACATGCACTTTCTTATGAAGGTGGAACTTTGCAGAGAATTACGGTCCTGCCCGGATCACCTGTTCTGCTCGTCGCTGGTATGAATCAATGGGAAGCTAATGGTGAGTATGAAATCATGGTCAATTTGGGAACAAAATATCTCATTCGTAAACGTGGCGTGAGACGAATCGTCTGGGATGGTTACAGACATAGGACACGTGTAACAGACGTGACGATTGCAAAGTGAATCAAAAAAAAGATGTTTCGTGATGGGTAAAGAAACGTCGCATTGATACAATCCATATGTTTTTAGAAATGCTCGATTCGACGTTTCACGGCATCTACCGGGATATAGGACATGCCGTGAATACGTACATGAGTACACGTAATGTTCGTGATTATTCAGTCCTCGATCAGATTGTTGTCGATACGTTTCACACGACCCAAAAGCCAGATGAAGTGTCCCAAAAACTATGGGACGAACTTCTCGAAACTTTCAGGGTTGGTATCGAAGTTGGACTTTGTATGAATGGTGAAGTCGATGATGTGATGCGTGCGGTCATCGCACGTGCGAGTCGCCATGTAGGCAAACGCATTCTCCAGTCGAAAAATGAGTGTTGTGACGGCTAGGTGAATGGATGCTGCACACACAGTCTACTCAAAATGGATAGTGCATTGAATGACGCTCGTTCGTTGTATAACGCGACGCGTGACCCCGAATTGAAAACGGTCATTGACCGTGCAGAGTTGTGTTGGTATAAGTGGCGGGATGATTCAGATTATCGTCGCTTGATGGAGACGTATGCAGATGTGATGTCACATGTTTCGAACTGTGTAGTTCATATTGGATTTGACGAATACAATCGTCCATTGTTCAGGGTGGCAGATTAATTTATATATATATATATTATGTCATCGATTGCTGCTTTGCACGCGAAAGCCGAACGTCAGCAAAAAGCGATGAACGCTGCAGCGGCACGCCATGCTAAAGCGGAGACTGCTCGGCTCGCCACGGCCAAGAAGCGCCAAAACGCTATCCTGGCAGCCAGACAACAGATTGGTTCACAGGTTCGCAAGACATATTTACAAAATAACCGGATCGTAAACGCCCTGATGCACCACGGTGGGCTAACACCGGCGAATGCGCGCTCGGCGTCAATCGCATTTCACTCCCCTGCGTTTCGCCGCGCGGCCCTGGACAGAGCGAAACAACTCAAAACACAGGTTGGTAAATACAGAAACATGTGGAGTTCGTGGTACCGTGGACTGCCTGCGAATCAGCGCGCCGGGCTCTACCGAAACCTGATTGCGGTGCTTCGCCCAAATAGCAGACCGATTAACCTTAAATACGTCGAAAACCCCGTCTTTTTTCTAAAGAAAGGCCTGATGAATAGGCCGGCCGCACCTACGAATGGCGGTACGGCACTGCAGCGCCACCAGTACAAATGGCGCGGTGCAAACACGGCACTGCAGAACCTGGCGAACCCGGCTGCGAATGCAGTTCTGCGTCGGTACGGTCTACCGTTTTCGATGGCACAGGCTCGCCAAAACCTGTTCGGCAGCAAGGTAATGACGGCCGAAAATGTCAGACGACTCAATTCTCGGCTACGGCACACACGTACTAACCAGCGAGCGTGGAATCAAGTTAAGCCGAACATGTCACTGGCGCGCGCCGGTGGAGCTCTTCCCGCCCGTCCACCCAAAGGGCTCAAGTGGCGGGCGCGCAAAAAGGCTCTGGCAAAATACAAACAAAACCTACAGCGCGCTCTTTGGTGACACCACAATCACATTCGGTCCGCGGCCGTTTGATGCATAGTGCAACATACTCGTATAGATGTACACCCACCAGGAGTTGGAAAAATTTTTTTTAGTACCCATATGCACATGTATATCAATGTCAAAAAATCCCAGCCCGGGATAAGACTTGGATAGTACGCCACCAATAATGCATGTTATGACCCATAAGTAATGTTCTTTGTGAAAATTGCAATAACTTTCATATGGATTATGTCTGGATAGTACGACGCGTCCTGCTTTTCCGTCCAGTCATAATCTATCACCTTGTCGCTCCCAGAATCATAAATCTTGTATTTTCCAGATGGCGTTAAATATCCAGCAACCGCGTGACCCTCTGCAACGTCCCCTCCGTTCTTTGGTTCGTACCACACGGACACGTCCCCGTGCGTCAATGTGTAACCACCCGGCAGACTGTGAGGTATATTCTCCAACTCGTATTTCTTCAATATAAAGAGCCCACTTGGAAACATCTTTTTGTAAAAATTGTACACGTCAGTCTGGGTTCCCCCCTCATAATTGTTCTTAGGGGCCCTTCGCAGTCTAAGGAAAGGGCTACGGACACCAGAACTCTTGATGACGTTTACGTTTTTGTATGCGGCGTTAATCCCACCATATCCTTCAAGCCGATGTTTGATATATTTCCAGAACAATAGTCTTGGGGCATTTCTCATAGGACAGAATGTATAGTTGCGTCGCTGATCGGCTATTACATTCTGAGCCATATGTTTAAGGATTGAGCGGGGTCTTGCGCTCAATAGCAGGCCATTCACTATCGAGTGGAACCAACACGTCCCACCCTCCTGACGGCGGTAGCGTATATTAGGTCGGTTTTCACTCTTTGTCGCATTTCTAAATTTGGTATTTACACGATTAAAGAGTGCCTTGTAATTTGCATTCTTTGAGTATAGGTTTGATTTACGTGCGTTATTCATCTTCTGGGTGTAGGCCCGTTTGAGTATCTCATCACCTTTGACCAGTTTGCGCCAAAAATTCTTTTTCAATTTCTCTTCAAGTTCGACCAAGTTTGCAAAATGTGCGTTGGTTTCCATTACAATTGATCAATAAAAAAACTCAGAACGAAAACTGAAACCTGAACTACCAACCACTCAAGTCAAACTTCAGATCCAAAACAGATAATGGATAGTATATTGAATGTTCAAAGTGAAAGTGAAACTTCAGATCCACTTTACATATACCATCATATATTGAATGTTTAAAAATTCCAGAAAAACTTCAGATTCATTTCACACATGTGATATACCCTTTGATATCAAAAAATTCCAGCCCGTATAGAAAAATCTCAAACTTCAGATCCAAAACAGATAATGGATAGTATATTGAATGTTTAAAAATTCCAGCCCGTATAGAAAAATCTCAAACTTCAGATCCAAAACAGATAATGGATAGTATATTGAATGTTTAAAAATTCCAGCCCGTATAGAAAAATCGTAGACTCGCAATCACCCGTCGTGCATTAAGCCCCGCGTGCATAGTGCAACATACTTGTATAGATATACACCCACCAGGAGTTGGAAATTTTTTTTTTAGAGTACCCATATGCACATGGTATATCAATATCAATATCAATATGCACATGTATATCAATGTTGTAAAGTCAAGTCAAGATTTCAAATGACCAATCAATATGCACGTGTATATCAATGTTGTCGTTGTCACGGAGTGTTGACTATTTTTTGTCAACTGAGGAATGAATATCAATATACATATGCATATTGAAGATGGTTGTCAACCCGACCGGATTCCTATACGCCTCGAGGACAATGCTCCTCGAGGCGTATTTTATAGATAAAGGTTAAACCTCTTCGAGGCTTTTTCGAGCGGGGGTCAAGCCCCCTCAAGCCTTTTCGAGCGGGGGTCAAGCCCCCTCAGGCCTCCTCCAGGCGCGTCAAGCCCTCCTTAAACACACACGATATCTTACGCGTGCGACGGATGCGGACAAGCATGTACGAGCAAAGCAGGTTTAACGCTTCACAAGAAAAAATGCCACCCCTCACTTGACGCATGATTATCGAGGGTAAATTAAACACAAATTATCAGCCTCGAGGACAATGCACCTCGATGACAATGCATGCCACGTCATCAGCCCCCAAAAAAAATCAGTCATGTTTTCCTCAGGCCGGCTGATTTTTTTCTTAGATGTATAATGAGAAGATATTTGAGAAATGTAACACCCCCTATCGGCACATTGACTGCCACGTCAGCATGCTGAGTCAGCAGATTATCCGCCCGGTATCCAGGAGGGTTACCTAAATGTACCGGGCGGAAAAACATCGCTGCGCGATGGTCTCGT